ATATGTATAGATGCAACAATAGATGCTAAAGAAATAAAAATTATAGATGATTCTAAGCTAATTAAGTATGCAAATACAATATTTAAAGATTTAAATATTATACGTTAGCTATATATCTCCTATATATTTTTATATAAGTAATTAGTATACAACATAATAGGTAATTGTTTTATTACTTTTGTTTTTATTAACAAAAAAATAACACACAATGCTATATCAATTACCTAGTGGTAGAACTATAGAAATATCTGTAGAACAATACCTTGACATGACAGATGATGAACTTAGAGAATTAGATTGTTTAGGTTCAACTCACACAATGGAAATTAATAATCCTTTCTTTGGATCATACACAGGAAAAAGAAAACAGTATAATAAGATTCATGATGAACATAATCTTATAGATATGCCTGAACAAATTAAAAGAAATGATAAATATTTTCATAACAATGATGATAAGTAACAATTTTATAAACCAATTAAATAATAAACATGGCAAAAAAAGAAAACCAAGTAACAATTGTATCTGATGAATTAAATAATAAAATCAGAATCAGTAAGAACAATGCAGAATATGCTCACGTATTATTACGTCAAGACAAAACTATAATAGGAAGTAATGGATGGATCAACACAAGAATATTACATACATTATTACACGGTAAAGTTGAAGCAATAAAAGATTTAGGTATATCTAAAATGAAATATTTACCAGGACAAATTATAGTTACAGAACAATTAACTCCTTTCAATGAAGAAGATTCTGATCAAGATTATAAGTATGCAGGTAAAACAGGAGTAGTATGTTGTGTTGATGGTCAACCTATATATAGAAAATGTTTCTATGATGCTACAGGTCTTAAAGAAGATGAGTTAATAGCTCATACAAATGGAGATGACATAAGAAAAGCAAATAATAGTACAGCAGATGATATACTAGCTAAATATCCTACAGTAGATCCTAAACAAGTGGATCTAGAAGATGCAATATCTGAAGTAGAAGAAGAAAAGAGTATGATTTCACATGAAGAATTAAAAGAAACAATAGAAGAAGAAGATGAAATAGTACTTGAAGATCAAGGAGTTGAAGTAGAAGACAATGTAATAGAAGAAGAAGTTGAAGAAGAAGTAAAATTTGATCTGTAATACAATAGGGAGTTAAGAGCTCTGGGTATATATAGAGGAGAATAATAAGTATCCAATTATATATATCCTATTAATATAGAGGGGACAGTTGCAAAATTGTTCCCTCTTATATTATATATACAATCACACAAATTATTCACTCACCTTAAAACACTTAAAAGAAAATGTTTACAGAAGAACAATTAGAAAAATTAAATACACAAAGAGAAAGAAATAGATATGAATATCTAGGATTATTATCAGAATATCAAATAGTAAGTGGTAAGTTAGTTCAAAAAATAATATATACGGAATTAAATACACAACAGTTACACTTATATAAGAGAGTATTGCATGGTTTAAATGCATTTACATCAGAAGAATTAGAGAAGATGCATTGGGATAAGAAGAGAAGAATTAAGAAGGTATGGAAACGTGCACAAAATGTTATAAATGCTTTAAAACAAAAGATTTGTAACAAGAGATCTAATGAAATTCTTAGTATCTTTACATCAAGTAAATTAGCTAAACAAATAATGAGTGTACCTGTTGAAGAAGTTGACCAACGTTTCATAAATAAAATGTCATTTAGAACATTAGGTGTAAAACCAGAGGACCTTATAGTAAAATTCTATACAGAAGGATTGTTACCTAAAAATTATTTTGAGTTACAATGAAAGCTAAACGCAAACTGTGTGTTGGCTGTGGAAAAGAGCAGTTCATCTGGAAGTCTGAAGGTAGGTATAAATATTGTAAGGCATGTTGGCTAACTAAGGTCCCAACTAAACCTATCAAACGTACACCGCTCAAACCATCTCAAAAACCAATGAGACATAAGTCTTCTAAGATGACTGCTCTTGACACAGTTTATTCTAAATTAAGAGTAAACTATTTAGAACAATACCCTTTGTGTTGTGCATCATTACCAAAATGTACAAAAAATTCTACTGATATACATCATAAAAAAGGTAGAGATAAGTATCATAATGATCCAACTACTTGGTTATCAGTATGTAGGACATGTCATGATTGGATTGAGACACATCCAACAGAAGCAATAGAATTAGGTTTATCAATAAAAAGAAATTAAAATGGCTAGAGAAAAAGCAATAGAGATTTGCAAAAACATAAAGAAAACATTAAGTAAAGAAATAAATAAAACATGTACTAAGTTTTCAAATTCAATGTTTAATAAACCAATAGTAAAAGTATCTGTATTAAAGAAACAGATGGAAAAAATAATGAAGAAACATAATATTAATAAAGAAGAATTATAATGCATATACCAAAAAGTATACTAAAAAAATTAAAACTCCGTAAGGAAGAAGATATAAAGATAGAAGCTGAAGAGCTAGAAGAGACTAGAGCTATAGAAAATACTGAAAGATTTAAAAAATCTATGGAAGTTGTAGATAAAGTAGGTAAATCAATAGGAGAAATGAGAGAGTGGGCACCATATTGTAGTGATCCTAAATTTTATAATCCTTTTCCTATAAGTATATTAGCATGTAGTAAAGAACAAATGTTACAATTACTTATACATGCATATGGTACAGCTCAATATCTTAAAGATGAATTAGATAAGATGACTTTAGGATATTATCAAGAAACTTTTCAGCATGATAAATTTGATGAATTAAAAAAGAAGTTAGATGGGAAGGAATGACGTACAACAAGAAGCATTAGATATTGCTACAAATAATAATAGGTGTGGTTTGGGTATTAGCATGGGTGTTGGAAAAACTAGGATAGGGATCCAACACCTACAAGCTAACTATAATCCTTTTGTAAAAGCTTTAGTAGTTATACCAAAGTTATCTGTAAAAGATTCATGGATAAAAGAATTACAGAAAATGGATTTAGAACCATTAGAAAATCATCTAGTATTTACTACATATTTATCTATTAATAAACATAATCCAAATGATTATGATGTGGTATACTTAGATGAATGTCATAGTCTTCTAGATAATCATGAACCTTTTCTATCTTCATTTACAGGAAAGATATTAGGACTTACTGGTACACCACCTATAAGAAAAGGAAGTGAGAAATATAGAATGGTACAAAAGTACTGTCCTATTAAGTATGAATTTAGTGTTGATGAAGCATCTGATACTAAGATACTTAATCAATATCAAATTGTTATACATGAGTTACACTTATCTAAAGTATATACATTACCCAAAAAGAATAAAGAAACAGGTGGTGTATGGTATACATCAGAGTATAATGATTATCAATACTCAACAATGAGATTAGGTGATGCACAAACACCAGCACAAAAAAAGTTTTCATCTATAATGAGAATGAAATCTATGATGGACTATATAACTAAAGAAGACTATACTAAATCTCTCTTAAAGAATATGGGTCAGAAATGTATTGTCTTTGCTAATACACAGAAACAAGCAGATAGAATATGTAAACATAGTTATCATTCAAAGAATAAAGATTCAAAAGATAACTTAGAAATGTTTGCTGATGGTAGAATAGATAAACTTTCATGTGTATTACAATTGAGTGAAGGTGTTAGTATACCAGGTCTTAAACAAGGTATCATTATGCATTCATATGGTAATGAAAGAAAATCTTCTCAACGTATAGGAAGATTACTAAGACTTAGTCCTGATCAAACAGCAACATGTCATATCTTATGTTATATGAATACACAAGATGAGAAATGGGTTAAGTCAGCACTATCTGGATTTGATCAAAATAAAATTAAATATTATAACCCTTTAAATAATTAATCATGGGAAAAATGAAAGAACTATTTATCAAACAAATGAATGAAGAAATGGAAAATGGATATCATGATAAGTTAGCAGAGAGTTATTATGGTCATGAACCTGAACCAACTAGTATAGATATATTATGTCCTAATTGTATGAAAGAAAAGTTAATGTTTACTACAGTAAATGATATAAGATGTGATATAGGTTGTGGTCAAGAATTTGTATTAGTAGATGCTAATACAGTAAAATTTAAATGATATGGCAATAGGAATAGTAATAATAGTAAGTATATATTTGGTATTTAGATTTATATTTTGGATAATAGAAAAATTTGAAGATAATGAGTAAAGAATTAAGAGATACATATGACGTAGAAATAGACGGATGTGATATAGAATTTGAATATACATATGAACTTGGTGAAAAAGAAACACGTGATGATCCAGGTACAGGTACATCAGTAGATATAAAGCATGCATGGATGAACTTAAGTATGCATAAAACTGGAGGCTATGCAAAGGTAGATGTCCTAGGTGTACTAGATGTAGAATGTGACTATGATTGGTTACAAGAACAAGTAATAAAAAATGTAAATGAATTTTATAATAATCCACCAGAAGATGAGTAAAAGAAAAGAAAAAACAAATAGAAAATTAGAGATCTTAAATGAGATCAATCAAATAGATAAAAGGTTAAAAAGATTTAAGAATAATGAAGAAAAGATTTCAACCTTATCATCAAGAAGAAATACTTTAAAAGCTAAATTAAAAACTAAGAGATGACTTATAATATAATGAAAACAATGAAAGATAAAGAAACTGGTAAAACTATAAATGTATTATTACTAGATGGATTGTCTTCTATATTAGAAATAAAAGAATTAGATAAAGCTTTGAATATGGCACATATATTAAATACAAATTCAGATAGCAATTGGGAATATTCAGTTAGAGGTAATGGAAAAACATATGATGAAGAATTAGCAACACTAATACATAAGAAAAGAAAATGATTATATTAAATTACATAATAGGAATATCAGCAATTATATTTTGTTTAGGTTTAGGTTATCTTACAGGATGGCTTAAAGGTTATAACACAGGTTACAATAAGTATAGAGACAGAGAAAGAAAAACTTTAGTAAACAAAATGAATAAATGGAGTAAAGAAAAATATAAGAAATGATATCAAAAATAATAGTAATGATACCACTATTAATTATAGTAGGTGTATTAGGAGTAGTAATTGGTATGTATATATCTAGTCAAGTAGAAAAGCATATAGATAAAAGAATAAAGAAGTGATCACTATCATCATCATCATTTCATCTAATCTCAGTATAATATTATGAAAAAAATATTTAATACCACTCTTATTAAACGTGATGGTAAATTAGAACACACAATACAAGCTAAGGAAGCACTCCTTGATGAACTCATTAAGGATCTTCCTGAAGGTACCAAGATAGAAGTCTTTGCTAATACTGTAGGTATGAAGGGTAGTAATGCCCAGTTAGCTAAGATTCATGCTATGTTAAGGCAACTGGCTAGTGATATAGGTGAGGAAACTGCTACTCTTAAAGAACAAATTAAAGAAGAAGCAATGATTGATAAGTCATTTGCAGATTGTGACACAGATGAATTAAATGATGTTATACAAACTATATTGAAAATAGGAGACTGGAGTGGATCTAATCTTCGTTAGATGTTTTTCTTTTTATAAGTTCATCTAATGTTAACGGATCAATACCTTTATCTTTAACTTCTTCTCCTTTATCAAGTTTAGCCATATATTCACCTACTTTATTTCTATCATATATTCTATCTTGTTTTTGTTTACTACCTTGAAATGCTATTTCATATAATAATTCTTTCATTATCATATGAAATCTTTCAGGAGGAGTCCATGATTCATCATCTTTATTTTTAAAGTCATTTCCCATATCTATATATAATTTTTCAAAATCTGCTTCAGGTATTAATGAAGTTATAAAATTTTGTACAGATGTTAATTGTTCAATAAATAATCCTGATACACCTATATATACTATATTATCAGGAGGTATTGTGACAAAAGTATCTTCTGGTAAATTATTAAATATAGTTAACATAGAATCTTTTTCTTCTATAGATATCTCATCTGGTTTTTCTGTAACTGTGTTTTTATCTGCCATAATTAATGATTTTATATAACAAAGATACAATAAATAGTTGATAATTACAACATTAATGACTATATTTGCTAACCCTAAAAATGTTCAGAATATGAAAAAAATAATATAATATGTGGGAACTATTACAAAAGATTTTAGAAGATAAAATAACACCAAATCAACTATTGTTATTATATGCAATAGATGACTCACTGTCTATTCCACACATAAATCCTCATTTAGAAATAAAGGGTTTAAAGAAACAAGGATATATAGTAATGAATGAAGATGTTGATACAGGTTGTGAATTAACAATATCTGGTAGAGAATTAAAAAATAAATATGATGCTTATTTTACTAAGTCAAAAAAGATTAGTAATGTAGTATTAATGGGTAAAAAATATGTTGATAAAGTAGAAAAGTATAGAGAACTCTGGCCTGCAAAGAAACTACCTAGTGGTAAACCAGCTAGAGTTAATGTTAAAACTTTAACTAATAACTTTAGATGGTTTTTTGATAACTATGATTATACATGGGATGAAGTTATAGCAGCAACAAAAAGATATTTAAATGAATATGAAGATCAAGATTATATGTATATGAAAACAAGTCAATATTTTATATCAAAAGCTGACCAATCTAAAGTAAAGCAATCTGAATTAGCAGATTATTGTGATATGATTAAAGAAGGAACAGATGATGAGACACAACATTTTAAAGAAAAAGTAGTATGAGTAATTCAGAACCAGCATGGGATGGACAATATAAATCTTTTAATGAAGCACTCAAATATATGCTTGATAGACAATCCGGTAAGGAGAAATCTATACAAACACCATGGCCTAAGTTTAATGATGCTATAACAGATGGATTAGAATGGAATACACTTACAGTTATAGGAGGTAGACCGGGTACAGGTAAAACTTTAATTAAAGATCAAATAATTAGAGAATCATTTGTATTAAATCCTGAAGAAAATTTTAGAGTTCTTGAATTTCAATTTGAAATGGTAGGAAGAACCTCAGCAATAAGAGAATTTAGTTCTGTTACAGGTAAAACTTATAAAGAATTATGTAGTGCAGGAACTATATTACCTGATAATGTATTTAATAAATGTCATTCACATGCAAAAGATAGAGTAAAATATCCTATTGATATTATATCTACACCAATGACTGTTAATCAAATGAAAGAACAATTAGATATGTATATGCATGAACATCAAAGAACTAAAACCATAGTTACTTTAGATCATACTTTGTTAGTAAAGAAAGCACCATATCAAAATAATAGATTAGATGTATTATTTGAATTAGGTGAATTTTTTACACAAGCAAAACGTGAATATCCTTGTATGTTTTTATGTTTATCACAACTTAATAGAAATATAGATACTACTGAGAGAGCAGTAGATGGTAAGTATGGTAATTACGTACTTGAATCAGATATATTTGGTTCAGATGCAATGTTACAACATGCTGATACTTTGATTGGTCTTAACCGGCCTGCTAAACAAAAGATTAGATTATATGGACCTGATAGATATATAATAGAAGATGAAAAAACTTTAGTATTACACTTTCTTAAAGCAAGAAATGGGGATGCCCGTATGTCTTTCTTTAAAGCTGCATTTGAGAGAATGGAAATTCAGGAGATGGACACACCTCCACAACAACAAAGAAGATGACAATAACAACAAAAAATAATGATAAAAAAAGAATGACTCCAGAAGAACGTAAAACAAAGGTAGAAGAATTATTACAAGAACATGTAGATTATTTTCATGGTAATATACCTGAACCAGCATATATACCTAAAATGGCATACAGGCCACCTGGCAAAGATGAACTACATGTTACATTCTTTCCTAGTGAATTAGAAAATAACACAGATATATATACAGAGTTTGTAAGTATTGATTATGAATCAGAAGATCCTAAAAGAACATTATATCTATTAAAATATAATCCTCATTGGAAAGAAGAGTATGAATTGATTACAAGTAACTCAGGATTTAAGAGACATATGGTCCCTGTAGGAGAATTAAAAGTAATTAATGATGTTACTGATAGAAATCCTTTACCTGAATTATCAGGAGAAGAAAAGGAATTCTATAAGATACCTAATCCAGAAACTGAAAGGGATATAATTGATGTATTAAAAGGAATAGAAAAAGCATTACTAAGTATTAATCAAAAATTAAAATAGAATGGCAAACATTACACAAGAGGGATTAGATACCCCTATTACAGCAAAACAATTTTTACATTCAGATGAGTTAAATGAATGGGACACAGTTTTTGATCCTGGAGGGAAACAAGAATATACTGAAGAACAACTAATAAGGTTTGCAGAGATGTGGGCAACAATATCAGTTCAAAATTATATAGAAAAATTATTAAAATTAAAACAAGAATAACATGGCACAAAGCGTATTAGTCATAGCTGACTCAGGGACAGGAAAGTCCACAGCAATTAGGACATTAGATCCTAAAGAAACATTTATAATTAACATTGCAAACAAACCGTTACCTTTTCAAGGTTGGAAAAAAGATTACACTATGATTTCTAAAGAAAATTCAAAAGGTAATATGACATCAGCTTCTACAGCACCTGGTATCATAAAAGCAATGCAACATGTGAATGATAAAATGCCACATATAACTAATTTAGTTGTAGATGATTGGCAATATATGTCCAGTTTTGAATACTTTGATAGAGCAAATGAAAAAGGATATGATAAGTTTACTCAAATTGCAGCTAATCTAGCACAGGTTGCTAAGATGCCTAAAGATATGAGAGAAGACTTAACTATATTTTTCTTGACTCACTCAGAAGAAACAACAGATGTAAATGGACATAGAAAAGTTAAAGCTAAAACTATTGGTAAAATGATAGATAATACTTTAACTTTGGAAGGACTATTTTCTATAGTGCTATTTGGTAGAGTAAGAAAAACAGAAGATGAATATCCAAACAATTTAGAGTATGGATTTGATACTGTTAACAATGGGGAAAATACATGTAAAACACCAATGAAAATGTTTTCACTTCCCTTTATAGATAATGATTTACAGTTAGTTAAACGCTGTATAACAGAATATGAACAATAATCAATTAATTAATAATAAAAAAAAAATTATGTTAAACACTAAAGACATGACCGTTGGAAGCGGCAAAGCAAGACCCTTAATGGGCCCAGGAAACACTGAAGTTAGAATTAATTCTATTACTTTAGATCAAACACCTTATGATTCAGAAGCATGGAATGTAAACTTACATGTAGAAACTCAACCAGTAGAAGGAGAATTTGAAGGATTCTTTAGAAATAAAGATAATGAATCTAAAGGTAGATATGAAGGTCAAATTGGTAGAGTTAGAATGGGACCATTTCCATATAAAGATACAACTTTACCTAGTGGTAGAGAAATTAGTAGAGATCAAGAAATCTTAAAAGGTATGATCTTCCTAGGAGAAGTATTAGGAAAAAGAGATGAGTTAGATTCTATTGAAGCGGATACAATTGAAGTATTTATAACTGAATGTAACACATTATTCTCTAATAGTAATTTCTTTAATGCTTGTTTAGCTAGCCGTGAATGGGAAAACAAAGAAGGATATATCAATAATGATTTATATCTTCCTAAGTTATCTAGAAATGGTATACCTATGGAAGCATTAGATACTGAAAATTCTAGACTAATAAACTTTGATCCTGCATTACATGTAAAAGTATTAGTTAAAAAAAATGAAACTAATGGTCAAGTAACTTCAGAAAAACCTGTTGTTAATGCAGGTTCATCAGATTTTGAATTATAATATTTAATAAATAAAGGAGGGCCCTGATACTAAGCAGGTCTGGAAATCTCAAGGTTGAAAAGCAGTAATCTGTGCGCATACCCATTGTAACAATGTCCTCAGTTCAACGGGTCCTCCCTTATTTAATTATAGTTATAAAGGTTATTGGTTAATTGGCATAAACCCAGACGTGGTAATAACAATATTAAACTTTTCTAATGCACTTGCGTAGCCAGGAATTAGGCCTCCCTATAACTAAATTAAATTATGATTAGTACAAAAAACTTTATAAGTCATCAAAATGAAATAAGAAGTAGTTGGGTATTTGAACATTACTTAACTCTTCCAGAAAAATTAACAGGACAAGATGTACAAATTACATCTGTATTTAATCCCTCAGAAAGAACACCAAGTATGTTTATCTATCTTGATCCTTCTTCAATGGAGTATAAGTATAAAGATTTCTCCACAGGTAAACAAGGTAGTAAAGTTGATATAGTTCAAGAATTATTTAAACTCACTTATTCACAAGCTTTATTTAGAATTACAGAAGATTATAATACACATGTATTAAATGGTAACTTTTGGGATGATTATACAGAAGAATATAAACCTGTAGCTAAATATAAAATAGATCATATTGAGCTTAAAGTTGATTTTAATAAACAAGATCAAGAATATTGGTTACAATATAATATAGGAAGTTCTTTATTAAAAGAATATAATGTACTCCCTCTTGAATATTATACTATGGTTAAGAGTACAGATGAAGGTGTAAATAAATTAGTCATAGAAAATAAAATGATGTATGGTTTTTATGATAAAACACGTACAAAATGTTATAAGATATATCAACCTATGCAGAAGAAACATAAGTTTATAAAAATTGCTACACATCTACAAGGATTTGATCAGTTAAAGTATGATAAAGATTACCTTGTAATATGTTCATCACTTAAGGATGCAATGTGTCTTAAATCATTTAACTTTGGTTTAGAAGTTATTGCTCCTGACTCAGAGAATACTATGATAAAACCATATATAATTGAAAATCTGAAGAGTAAATACAAAAAGGTCCTAACATTACTAGATAATGATCAAGCCGGACATGATGCAATGGTTAAGTATAAGAAAGTACACAATATAGAACCTATTTATCTTAAATCAGAGAAGGATTTATCAGATGCTGTTGCTAAATATGGATTCACTGCAGTAGAACCTAAGTTATTTAAATTAATAAAAAATTCAATATGAAATGGTGGATCCCTGGTAACGTACCAAGTTCTAAAAATAGTAGACGGTGGACTGGAAAATTCTTTATAGCAAGTAAAACTGTTATGAAATATAGAAAAGAAACTGCTAAAGTATACAAAAAGCAATCCGCTTCCTTTGCTAAAGAGTTTAATAAGTATGAATTACCTGTATCAGTAACTTTTAAATTTTTTAGAGGTACACGGCACAAATTTGACTATGTTAATCCTTTACAAACTGTACAAGATGATATGGTAAAACATGAATGGATTGAAGATGACAATTGTGAATTTATAATACCATCATTCAAACCATATGAATACAATAAAAAAAAACCTGGAGTAACAATAGAAATAAATGAAAAAAAAAATAAAAGAAAAAAAGATTAAAATCACCAGAGAAATATATGAGAATGTAAAGTTAATGATTGAATCAAGCAATCCTGAAGATTTAGAAATAGCTGTAGAATCATGGCAAAATATGAAACCTTCTAAATTATTAACTTTATTACTTGTTAAACGTTTATATTTTGAGAATAGAGTTAATGCAGAAATTAAATTACTTCCAGAAAAACCCCTACCATGGGATGAAATACTAGAAAGAATTGATTGGGATAACATTACAGATCTTGAGAGAGAACTATTAACAGAAGAATTTGAACACATTATATTGAATAAACCATTCATACGGGATATAAAGGAGTATATAGATCCCATAAAAATTAAACTAAAAAAATAAAAATTATGGTACAAGAAGCATTATCCAGAGCAGGAAAAACTCTAATGTTGAAAGAAGCTTTTTATGGCTTCTTTTTAATTGGATTAAATAAAAAGATAAGAAAAGATTTACCCACAGCAGGTGTAAGTAAAAATGGTATAGGAGTACAGTTAAGTGTTAATCCTGATTTTTATATGCAACTAACTGATAATCAAAGAATTGGGATATTAAAACATGAATTGTTACATATTTCATTTGGACATTTAGTAATGAGGGACATGTATCCTGATCATAAACTATTTAATATAGCAGCAGATGTAGAGATCAATCAATATATAAATAAGGATTTTTTACCTGAAGGAGCATTGTATCCTGAAACTTTTCCTGATTTAAATTTACCAAAGAAAGCAGGAACAAAAGTTTATTATGATTTACTTCAATGTAATCAAACAGGACCCAATCCTTGTCCAATAGTAGGAAATATATTATCTCAGATGGATGGTAATAGTAAATATGATCACCCTACATGGAAAGAATTTGATGAGTTATCTGAAGCTGATAAGAAATTAGTACAAAAACAAATTGAACATCAACTTAAAGAAACTGCAGAACAAACTGAAAAGAGTTGTGGTAATATACCTGGTGAATTATATGAGATTATTGATAGACTAAAGAATGTTGAACCACCTTCATTTCCTTGGAAACAATATCTAAGAAGATTTGTTGGTAATTCATCTATCTCTTATACTAAGAAGCTTAGGCGTAAATATAACAAAAGGTATACTCTTAATCCGGGACTCAAGATTAAATTTAAGAATCACATCCTTGTTGGTGTAGATACATCTGGCTCAGTATCAACTGATGAACTTAAAGAATTTATGAATGAGATATGTCATATGCATAAGACAGGTCATCAAATCACTGTAGCACAATGTGATACACAGATAGGTAGTATAGAAGTATTTAATCCTAAGAAAGATTGGGATATAAAAGGTAGAGGTGGTACTGACTTTCAACCAGTTATAGATCATTATAATGAAAAGAAAGGAGTATACACAGCTCTAATATATTTAACAGATGGAGAAGCACATACTCCAGAAGATTGCCCAAAGAATGCATTATGGGTTCATAGTAGTAATAATTACTGTGAGATCAATGAAGACTTACCGGGACAGAAAATTCAACTTAATTAAATAAATAAAAAAAAATTATGGCACAAGAAGTAAACTTAAACATTGAAGAGCTAGACTCTTTTGTGGGACACATCATTGAGAATAATAGATTCTTACAAAAAGAAAATAAATTACCTGTTGCAATAGAAGTAGTAGGTGAATCCGGTATTGGTAAAACATCTGCAGTAATGCAAATGGCAAAAAAACATGAGTTGGATTTTGTTAAGTTAAACTTAGCACAGATAGAAGAGTTGGGTGATCTAGTAGGATTTCCTGTAAGACAATTTCAAATGTATAAAGAGAAAACAATTAATGTAACTCCTGATGCAGATGATTTAGAATATAGAAGTACACAAAGAGGAGAAGACTTGGCAAAAATAACAACAGTAACAAAGAAAATTGGCCAATGGGTTGATGAATTAGCAGTATCTGATTACTTAAAGAATGGATACCAAATGACTGGTAAGAATAGAATGTCTTATTGTGCTCCTGAATGGATTGCTGATAAGAAACAAGGTGGTATATTATTATTAGATGACTGGAACCGTGCAGATGTTAGATTTATTCAAGCATGTATGGAATTAGTAGATAGACAGACATATATCTCGTGGACCCTTCCTAAAGATTGGCACATTATATTAACTGCTAATCCTGACAATGGTGATTACATGGTTAATAGTATTGACTCAGCACAAAAGACTAGATATATTACAGCTAACTTAAAGTTTGATGTAGATGTTTGGGCCAAGTGGGCAGAAGAATCCGGTATAGATTCAAGATGTATCAACTTCTTATTGTTACATCCTGAGTTAGTAACACAAGAAACTAATGCAAGATCTATCTCAACGTTCTTTAATGCTATATCTAGTTTTGAATCTTTTGGAGATAATCTTTCTCTTATCCAAATGATTGGTGAAGGTAGTGTGGGTGATGAATTTGCATCTATGTTTACTACGTTCATTAACAACAAGTTAGATAAATTAGTTCATCCAAAAGAATTATTAACTCATCCTGATGAAGCATATATAAAGGGTGAACTAACAACATGTGTTGGAAAAGGAGATGATTATAGAGCAGACATTGCGTCAACTTTAGCAACAAGATTATCTAACTATTCTATTGTATATTCAAATGAAAATACAATAAATCAGAAAATTACTGATAGATTAATTATGTTATGTACAGCAAATCATTTCACTAATGATTTAAAATACTTAATTGTAAGAACTATCTTTAATGGAAATAAGCAAAAGTTTAATAAAATGATGATGAACCCTGAAATCATCAAAATGACGGTAAAATAATATGGCAAAGAAAACAGTATTCCAGGACATAGATCCTGGGACTGTTTCTTATTTCAATATTGATGATGAGAGATCCTACGGTATATGGATAAACTCTATGTGTAAAGAAATAGGAACAGTATTAGGAACAGAGTCAGAAATTATATATGATAAAATTAAAGATATATTAAAAGATGAGACAACAAATGATTTAACTTTAGTTAAGAAAGCATTTGTACTTCCTTTATGTAATGTATCTGCAGATAGAATTAAAACAGCTCTTAAAGAACATAAGATTATTGTTACTAATGATTATGAGCAAGCAGATTGTATAGTTACACATAATAATTATGATGAACATTTTTATAATGGAGAAAGTTTGAAAACAACTCAAATGATGTCTAAATTAAATAATTATTATTTTTGTAATTCAATTAATGCATTATCAAAAACAATTAAGTATCCTATATTATATGATGATAGAATAAAAGCTAATTATCCATCATATAATCAAGAGACAGAATCAGTTCCATATGATTTATATCTTATAACAGGTTTAGCATTAGAACTTGCTTGTAAAATAGATAAAGGAGATATGCATGTAATAGATGTTGAAACAGTATTAGGATCCTCAGCTAATAAACAAACTCTCACTCCTCAACTAGTAGCAGATTTAAAAGCTATGATGAATGGTGATGATGACCGTACTGTAGCAGCATCAATACTACCAACTATTGATTTTAATAAAGAACCTGAATTATTATGGGAATTAGCTGGATCTATAAACTATCATTCACATCATTTTAATAGAAATAAAGATGTACAATGGTGGTGGGAACAAGCAAACATACATGACTTAAGTCATATGAATGCTGAAGATGCAATATTACATTTTGAACGTAAGGGAGTATTAAATAATAAAGTGTTTAAATATTTTGAACCTATATGTAGAAAGGAAATATCCATCTCAAATAGAGAAATGTATACATTTACTGTACAGGTTAAACCTGAATACAGAAAATTATTAAGAACAAAAGACAATAACTATATAAAATTACCAGATGAAATCACAGATTAAACAACATGAGAAAATAATACTAATAGATTTTTATACTAACCGTATAGATGAAGAAGATGTTAAACAGACTTTTCCTTTAACACTTAACCATTTTAATATATCAAAAGCACTATTTATTTCAGATGGTTATAATAATTACCATGATAAAGTAACAGCAATGAATATTACTGTAAATAATAATATTGATTGGAATACTATATCTACTGTATACAGACATCCAAAGATTACATTATCAAGAGATAAATTAAGTTGTTTAAAAGATAAGTATAATATCAAAGTCATTAGAGATAAATCTAAAGCTGATTTAGAAATTGTATCAGAAAAAACTTTTACAACTTATGTAAGTAGTCACTATGGTGTATCACTATCATCAGTATCATCATTCAAAGTTATATTTGATAAATACAAACATTTATTTGATGAAAAAATACGTGAAGATTTATGGAAAATATTTGATGATCCAACATTACAAGATACTTATATAGCTCTTGATTTAACTAATTCTTATTATCATGCAGATCATATTGAAGGTACACAACTAGCAGATTTTGAAGATGCCTTAGGAGAATTTCAAACTTATCATCTAAACTATATTCAAGAAGAAGATATAACAAATTATGAATATTTATGTAATAATCCAAATAAAACAGTCTTGGATACATATGTAAATGAAGCTGCCTCAGAAGATTCTGTTATTATTAATATTGAAGAATATGATAAAATAGTTCAAATGTTAAAAAGTGTAAATAATGATGATATAATTATGGGTATGACTATGATGGCTAATTGTAATATTCAAAAAAGCAAAACATATTTGGGTTTATTATTCTTTCATTACTTAGAACACCTTAAACATATTAAAACTTGGAATCAAGTTGGTTTTAAAACATTAAGACAAGATTTTGAAAAATATATGGTTGGTGGTTGGAATAGTGGACATACTAGTAGATATACACAATTAATAACAATGTTAGCAGAAGATGACGCATTAACAACAGATGTTGTAGAATCAATATTAGATCTTGTATTTAAAAATGTATTACAAGCATCTAGTGGATTTGAAAAAGACTGTGCATTTAAAATTGATCGTCCTAATGTTAAATTAACTGATAAATATCAGAAACAGGTAATAGCAAAAGAAACAACATTATCTGAAATAGTATTAAGTAATCAAAATTCTGAATATACAAGAATTAGTAATGATTTACCATTTTAAATTTTTATTATTATGAGAAAAGATAAACAATTAGAAAAAAACTTTATAGAGAGTGTTGAAAAAGGGAGGTTTAACTTTAGTTACTCCTCTCTTAATAGAATGATCTTTTCACCACAATTATTCTATAAAGATTACATATTGAAAGATAGAGAAATAAGAACAGATAAACATCTTATAGAAGGTAAGCTATTACACCTATTATTATTACAACCGGAGGAATTTAATAAACAGTTTTCAATGATACCTGGTAAAATCCCATCTGAAGCAGTACGTAGAGTATTGAATGAAGTTAAAGATAACTTACCTCTTCCACTTAACAGTGGAGATCCTGAAGTAGAACAAAATTGGGAATGGGAAAAGTTATCACTTTTAAATAAAGAAATTAATACAGCATTAAAGCATCAGAACTTATATCAATCTATGAAAGATGAAGCAAAAAGAGTTGCTAAAATTCAAACAACAGATAATGAAGATTATTATAGATTCTTATGTACATCTGAAGGAAAAGACATTGTAGATCAAGATATGTATGATAAAGCTTTAGCACGTGTAGGTATTATTAGAGATAATGAACCTATAAATGCTCTTCTTACTAAAGAAACTACTGATTTTGAAATAGACACTGTAGAAATACATAATGAAGCTTTCCTTACTTGTACCCTTAATGATTATAATTTTGGCTTAAAAGGCTTTATAGATAGGTATATGATAGATCATGATAAGAAAACAATAACAATTATTGATATTAAGACTACAGGAAAGACAATTACAGATTTTCCTGAGACAGTAGAATTCTATAATTATTGGCTACAAGCAGCAATTTATATCAACCTTGTTGTAAGAAATCTTGAAAAAGATGTACAGAATTATGAAATTAAGTTTAACTTTATAGTGATAGATAAATATAATCAAGTCTATAATTTTCCTGTATCTAAGGATTCAATATATAAATGGGGAGTTGGATTAAATGGGATTTTAGACATGGCAGATTATCATATTAAAGAAAATAAATATGATCTTCCATATGATTTTTTAACTAAAACTATAAGTTTATAATGAAAATATATAAAGACTATTTCCAAAAGAGTAAAATCTTTTTATACCCGTTATTAGAAATACAAAAAGGTGTTAAATATGTACCTATTAATACATATATGGCATGGGAAGGGCAATATTCTTTTGAAGACTCAAAATTAATGTGCTTATATCAACAGAAATTTACAAAAGCTTTTGCAAAATTTGAAGAATTTCAATTATTAAATCATAAATATCTTGATGATTATAGAGAATTAGATAAAGACTTACATTTATATGTTTTTGATCTAGTTAATTATAAAAAAGATATACAGAATGTAATTAAAGGATCATATTCAAAAATGAGAAAGAAAACTAAAACACAAATATTAGATTTCTTTGGTGATATAGCTCCTATATCTGAATATATAGAAAGTTATATATATCCTGAGTATTATCATGAAGATTATGCAAATGAATTGAACGTTAATCTAGAAGATATAGAAAGAGTTTGGGAGTTATGCAGTAAACCTGATCTAGAAAAAGAAAATTTAAAAATAAAAATAAAAGAATTGAATATAATTAAAGAAAAAAGTATATCTTTGCTACTTAAATCAAAAAGAAATAGCATATGAGTAAAATTATGAGCATTAACAAAAGCATGATGTTAACTACATCAAACTGGGGTCCTAATAAAACCTTTAAGATGATTCCTATTAACCAAGATTGTCCTTATGTAGAGGCCATCTTTGATCCAAGTAGTAAAATACTTGCTATTATATCAAAGGTAGCTAAATCATCTTATCATATGATTCCAAAGTTAGATGATAACGGTGATGAAATTAAAATGAGAATAGGAAAAAGACCTAATGGTAAAGATACCAAGGAACAAAGAGTATTAATGGATACTCATGCTGAATATTATGTTTCTGAAAGAAATGAAATTGAAAACTTAGTAAATGGATTTGCAATTAATGCTGACTCATTTCCTATTAACACTTATTTTAAAGAAGAAAAAGTATCCAAAAAACCTCTTCCTTCTAACAAAGCAACAAATTTGAATATAGTGAGCTAATTACCACTATTTAACCAATCCAAATATAAGGAGCTTTAGGGCTCCTTTTTTTGGCTCTAATATAAGATTGAGAGAAGGCTACGTAAGCTGAGGTACTATGTCTAAGACCGGCATCAGACGAACCCAAGAGTGCTTACCTCTAGTCCTTCTCCTTTCTTTTTTTAAAATAAATAATATGAAAGAAATAGATGAAATGTTAGATAGATGGATACATAATTCCATTATAAGAAAACAATTAAGAGATTTAATAATTAAAGAACTAAAACAATAGATATGAATCATTGGATAATGGATTATGAAACTTTATCTAATTGTTTTGTAGGTGTGTTTAAACATTATAAAACTGAAGAGATACGTGTCTTTTCTATTTGTAAATTGCAAAATGATTATGAAGAGTTTATAGAATTCCTAAAACAGAATATAGACAATAAAGAATGGCATATATCTTATAATGGATTAGCATTTGATGCGCAAGTTACTCATTGTATAATAAGAGATCATCAATATGGAAGACATGAGAAGATGGATGGAGAAACAATTGCTGAAGAAATATATGGATATGCCCAAGAAGCAATTAAAAAATCTAATAATAGAGAATTTCAAACTTTCCCTGAATGGGAAATGGTAATTGGCCAAATAGATGTATTTAAACTAAACCATTGGGATAATATGGCTAAACGTTCTAGTCTTAAATGGATTGAATATACTATGGATTGGGATAATATCTTAGATATGCCTATTGATCATGAGTCAGAAATAACTACTCAAGAAGAACTGAATATAATTATTAGATATTGTATAAATGATGTAGCTGCTACTACTGAAATATATAATAGATCTAAGGATTTAATTGCATTAAGAAAGACATTAACAGATCAATATAACATTAATCTATTTAGTGCATCTGAACCAAGGATTTCTAAAGAATTATTTAGTTATTATTTGAGTAAGGAATTAAACATAGATAAAAGGGAATTAAAAAGAATGAGAACGTTTAGAAAAGTTATTAAGTTAGACCGGATTATTCTCCCTTATGTTGAATTTCAAACTCAAACATTTAATAATCTGCTAGAAAGATTTAAAACAGTGGAACTTGATCCTAATAATATAAAAGGGGCCTTTAAACATTCTATTATATATAATGGAGTAAAAACTCACTTTGGCTTAGGTGGTGCACACGGTTGCACAATTCCTGGAGTATATAAGTCTGATAATGAGAACATTATAATGTCTTCTGATGTAACTAGCTTCTACCCTATGTTAGCAATTAAGAATGGGTGGTCTCCTGCACATCTACCTAGTAGAGAGTTTTGTGAACTATATCAATGGTTCTTTGATGAAAGAAAGAAAATCCCTAAGAGTAATCCTATGAACTATGTATATAAAATTATACTTAATAGTACATATGGTTTATCTAATGATAAAAATTCTTTCCTATATGATCCTGAATTTACTATGCGTATTACCATTAATGGTCAACTGACATTGATGATGCTATATGAAATGATCATGGAAGCAATTCCTGAAGCTATACCTTTATTACAAAATACAGATGGTATTGAGACAATCATTCCTAAATCAGCAAAAGAAGAATATCTTAAAGTCTGTGCCCGCTGGGAGCGCATAACAGACTTTAATCTTGAACATGATGAATATAAGAAGATTATATTAGCTGATGTAAATAATTATATAGCAATTGATAATTATGGGAAAGCTAAATGTAAAGGACGTTTTGAATTTGAAAATCTTGCTCTTCATAAAAACAAATCCAAGTTAGTTATACCTAAAGCAATCTATCAATATTTTGTAAATGATATACTACCTGAAGATTATCTAGAAACAAATAAGAATATACTAGACTACTGTATTGGTTCTAAAACTAATAGTGGTTGGCAAGTTGTTGCGGATAGTCTTAAAGATGGTGTGCTTAAACAAGAGAATCTACAAAAGATTAATAGGTATTATATCTCAGACAATGGTGTTAAGCTTGTTAAAAGAAATAAGAATGACGGGAGAGAGATACAATTAGAAGCAGGAAAATGGATACAAACAGCATTCAATAAAATAAAAAAGAAACCAACATGGGAAGAATATGATATTAATACAAAATATTATATGCAAGCCATAGAAAAAGAAATAAATAAT